AGATAGATCGGATTGTCTTTTTCATATCCCACGATCGGAGAGGTGCCTTCAAATCCGAACGCGGCGTATTCCACGAACGCGACTACAGGTCTCCCGTCTCTCCACTCAAAGACAGGGGTGCCGTCTTCGAGGATCTCGTAGTACGGTTTCCCGTTGACGAGTCCCAAAGGCTGGGCGCTTTTTGCGGAAAGTCCGACGCTCTCCCGACTCGTTTTTGTTCGTTCGCAAAAGTCCGACAGGTAGATCTGACCATATTCTAGCGCCTCTTCCTCTTTTTTAGCTATTACCTTTCTTCTGTCCAGGACTTTGTTGACATCCTTAATGGCTAGCTCATAGACATTGCCTTCAAGATGAACCGCAGATACTTTAATCATGATGACACATACCTCTTTTCAGTCACTCTCGCGCTACCTGCGGAGGCTGACATAACGTAGATCACCCCATCCACGACATCCTGATAGACGTCACCGGGGAATACGATCTGACCGTATGTCGCTTCGTCGTCTGTGAGTACCTCAATGTTCACGCTGCCCTGGTTCAAAATGTGAACGATTCTCTGACCGCTCCATGCTGTCGCCCCACCTTTGGCCTCGGCCGGGGTGCTGGAAGTAGAAACCACATCAGTTCGCATCTCGGAGACGGGAAGCCCTCCGTACTGCATAGATACTATGGAATCGGTCACACCCTCGATGGCGGTCTCGAGATCCGCGAGAGTCTTTGTGGCGGAGAGGGCAGAGAGATCCACTATGAGCTTCTGAAGTCTGCCTATTACTGTTGTGTTTGCATCTGTGTCGCTAGTTGTGCCTACATTACCGCTCATTCCTGACAGCGTAGTCTCTTCTGCAAAGTCTAGGCCTGAGATGGTAGCCAACAAGGCTCTGATTGCTTCGGCTTTTGTTTCTGTTGCAAGAGTGGCTAGTGTGGTCTGAGTGGCGAAGTCTTTTCCCTTGAGAGCTTTGAGAATACCAATTGCTGTATCCGATGTATCGGCATCGGTAGTAGTTCCAAGAGCCACATCACTTCCATCAGCAATAGTAGCAGCAATTGTGGTTAACGGTGAACTCTCAGTAACACCTATGCCGCCTTCTAATACTGATTGTAGTTTCTTTAACAACCCAATAACAGTGGTAACCGTGTCTGCATCTGTTGTAGTTCCTAAAGCAGTGTTGTCACCATCTGCAACTGTTGTGCCAATGGTTGTGAGTGGTGTGCTTTCTGTAACCGTTATACCCGCTTCGAGAGTAGCAAGTATCTTTTTAAGTCTTCCTATAACCGTGAGTGTAGTATCAGCATCGGCAGTTGTACCCAAAGCCGAAGCCGTTGATGTGAGTGTAGCTTCAGTTGCGAGTGTTCCTATCACCGCAGCAGTCGCGGAAGTAGAACTGTCCAGCACAAAAACATCCGCGGTTTCATCGTAGTATTGAGTCGGTATCACCACTCCATTAAAATCTCTTAGCATTTCCTTTTCGTTGTATGCCATGATATACCTCCATTGACAACCAAAAAATGTGATGCTTATTTTAAGGCTAATGTATGCCCGTTATTAGAACCCGTTGCAAGAACCTTCCATTCATCGCTGCCAACTTGAGTTGGTAATGTTTTCTGTGTATAATCGCCTTGCCCCAATTGGCCATATTCGTTGCATCCCCAAGTCCATAAAGTCTTGTCTGTTTTAATACCCACAGAATGATGATAGCCGCAACTAATTGATGCCCATTCATCGCTGCCAACTTGAGTTGGCACCGTTCTTTGAGTAGTGTCACCTAATCCCAATTTTCCGTAAGTGTTATCACCCCAAGCCCACAACGAACCATCGCTTTTTATAGCTAAAGAATGAGCATACCCGGCAGCAATATGCGTCCAAGTATCAGAACCAACTTGAGTCGGAACTTCTCTATCAGTGGTATCATTTTGCCCAAGTTGGCCTGCCCAATTGCCGCCCCACGTCCAAAGAGTACCATCGGATTTGAGAGCTAGAACAAAATACTGCCCAGCATGAACGTCCACCCACGAAGTATCAGAACCAACTTGAGTCGGAACTTCTCTATCAGTGGTATCACCTAAACCTAATTGATAGTAGTCATTCCTTCCCCACGCCCACAATGAACCGTCCGTTTTAATGCCAACAGAGAAATAATTGCCGGCACTAATCTTTGTCCAAGTATCAGAACCAACTTGAGTCGGGATTTTTCTCCATGTTGTGTCACCTAGCCCCAAGCAATAATAATGATTTCCGCCCCACGCCCACAATGAACCGTCCGTTTTAATGCCCAATCCATGCTCATAACCCGCTGAAACCATTTCCCATTCGTCTTCACTTGTAAGATATGGAATAGAATAGGAATTGGTAGTATTTTGACCCGTTTGATATGAACCGCTCTGACCCCAGCCCCACAATGAATTGTCTGCTTTTATGCCTAACGAAAACCTAGAGCCAGCGGACACCGATTTCCAATCATCTGTGTCAAGAGATTCGGCAGGTATATTTATCCTGTCAGTGAAATTTCCTATTCCCAACTCACCCCAATCGTTCCAGCCAAAGCCCCATAATAAAGTTGAAACGGGATTCACAATATATGGCACCTCCAAAAACGCTTCGAGATTGAAAGCGTTTCTTTTCGGATCTTCTTCGTCTCTTCTCCATCGCTTAAAATAATCCGTCCAAACTCCCTTGTACCTCTTCTCATCGGCAGTATGAGTCACCGAGTACTCAAGAAAAGCCGCAACGTCATGCTGCGAAGTAATAGGATTTCTCAGTTGCGGCTTCTGCTTCTTGAAGTAGTCGGTCCAAACGCCTTTGTATTTCAACTGCTGGGAGGTGTGCGTGAAGGATTCTTCGAGAAAGGCGGCAACATCGTGTTGATTGCGGACCGTCATCTTCTCTTTTGGTTTCTTAAAATAGTCGGTCCATTTATCTTTTATTCTCATTTCACCGCCTCCACGTGATAGTGAACTTCGCCTCGAAGGGGATCAGTAATTACGAGCCTGTCTATTAAGAACTCACCTGATGTCACGTCCATATCTACATTAAGAGTCATTCCCAGTTCAAAGCCCGATTCAAAAGTATCGAAGGCTATTCTCTCTCTGGGGTAAGCGTACTTGTCCAAGAGTCCGTAGCCTCTTTCTTCTGCCATTTCCTTTGTGTCTATCGACTTATCTATAAGAGACATTTCATAGTATCCTGAGCCGCCCTCTGCTGAAGCTCTTGCGGCAACTGCCGTTGCGTCTTCAAACGAGAACACAGCATCCGTGTATCCATGATAGGTGACTTTAATCTTGTCTGTTGCCGCTGTGGGAGTTGTGTTGCCATCGACGATGGTATTAGAGTCTTCCTGCCACAGCCAACCGATGTCTTCTTCAGTAAGGCTTGAGAGTCTAACGGTAAATTCAAAGTAGTAGTATCCAGGATAATCGAGATCCCGGCCAATCCTTACATAGTCTTTTCCGTATTGCCAATAAACTCTCTCCCTTTGAACTGAAGAGGACCAAGAATCCAAGTCATCAACCGCATAGGCTTCACCGCCCATATCCCATATAGTGAGCCCAGCTCCGCCCTGATATTTGAAATTCACATCTTTCAAAGCAGTAACTTGACACGGTTCAGGATAAAGAGGATTCTTGAATTCATATATCCGGCTTGTCTCGCTATAATAACTTGATGTACTGCCAGTTGTGAATCCACAAACAAACCAGCCGCGATCAACTGCGATAGTATTCTTCTGCACCGTCCCAGAACCATGCACTTCTTCCACATATCCCGAGCCTCTATCGACCTCAACCGTAACGACTCTTGAAACCGGATATTTAAGCAGGAAGGTCCTAGTCGCACCATCGCTGGTAAATTCTTCTTCCAGTTCGTCGGTTTCGATTCGACCACCTCGGATGTAGATTTTATTTGCGAGAGTCTCCCTGTCCTTTGAAACTACGACTTCGCGAATAGCAGATCCTGTCGTTATATATGCTGTACCAGTTGTGACGTTGGTTGTAAAATGAAGTTTCTTGTCGTAGTCAATCCACCACGTAACCCCCGCAATGGTAGATATTTCGTCTAAGACTTCATAGACAGGGGCAAAGGAATAAATCGCTTTGTCAACCACGGCAGTAGGCGTGCTTGTGGGTGTTACACCCTGTTCGTATTCCGTGTATATAGTGCCTTCTGTTACTCCGTCTTCAGACAGGTATGTGTTGATGATGTCTCGGATAATATCGCCAGCGGACCATTGTTCATAAGTCTTTTTGACTATGAATCTATCAGCGAGCTGGTTAAAATCCACGCATTGGAGATCGGCGTAGTAAACATCAGCCTGCTTCCATTTGTCTATGCTGTCTATCGTCCCAGCAAAGACGAGCGTAGAGTCTTTGTAAAGCTCTACCTCTTTGCCCACGTCTATGTCTGAGAAGAAGTTGGTTGTGCTGCGAAGATGGCAGCTCATCACACCTCTGGCCCCGAGATTCAGAGTTATCCGCACTGTCTTTATGTGTAACCAAGTCGTTCTGTCTGTGGAGTCAATGTTAAAAGTCACCGCCATTACGCAACACCTGCCCGGTACAACCTGTGAACGAGCTGGTCCCCGATCTTTTCTATGTCCAGTTCATCAGAGATCTTGTTATCGTGAATGTCCATGATTATTTGATTTGCTCTTAAATCACCCATATCAGCATCAAAGTTATTCAAAGACTGGGTATCAAAGATTGGCAGCTCAAGCTCTGGGACCGTGTGGTAGTCAATGTTGTCTGCTGCGTTCTCATAGTTGTCAAAGCCTATCTCCTGCTTTATAGCTTCTATTTCAGCGCCTTTACCTTTGCCTGTGATGGTATCCCATATGCCACCGAAGAAGCCAGAAATGCCTCCCCAGATACTCTCCGCCATACTCTTGATTCCTTCCCATGCCTTACCTAGAACGCTTTTGATACCATCCCATGCTTTGGCTGTTATGTCTTTAATTCCTTCCCACAAGTCACCAAAGAAATCCTTGAAACCATTCCAGAGAACTTTCCCGCTCGCGATTAAACCTTCCCAAGCAGCAGTCAAAACAAACTGAATTCCTTCCCAAGCCTTTGAAGCGATGTTTGAGATACCTTCCCATGCTTTGACCGTTATGTCTTTAATTCCTTCCCACAAGCCACCAAAGAAATCCTTGAAACCATTCCAGAGAACTTTCCCGCTCGCGATTAAACCTTCCCAAGCAGCAGTCAAAACAAACTGAATTCCTTCCCAAGCCTTTGAAGCGATGTCTTTAATTCCGTCCCACAGACTACTCAAAAAATCTTTTATACCACCCCAAACCTTCTTGACTACGTCAGCAATTCCATTCCATAAGTTCACAAAGAATTCAGAAATTGGCTCCCAATATTTTATGATTAGCGCAACACCTGCAACAATCCCTGCAATAGCCAAGCCCCAAGGCCCTGCAGTTCCTATTATTCCAAGCAGCTTAGTTCCTACCGTCTTGAATCCCGTCCCAACCGTTGCAATCAAAGCCGGGATGCCTTTTAACGCGCCGCTCAATCCACTTAGAACCGTGATAACTTTTCCAATCGTGGTTTGAAACTGCCCACCTATTGTTAGAACAGGCCCTATTGCAGCAACCACGGCAGCAAAACCAACCGCTGCCTTTTTCATAGGATCGGGAAGATTGCCAAACCATTCTGCAATAGACTTAATTAAGTTAAGAAGCGGTTCTGCTGCATCCATCAATGCAACCAAACCAGGGATGAGAGCATCTCCAATCTTCTGCGCAACAACTATGAACTTCTCTTTCAGTTGTTCCCACGTAACGCCAGCAGCATTTACACCTTGCATCTGTTCTTCGAACGCCGCAGTGGTTGCTCCTGCGACATCTCCCATTGCTCCAACCTTTTCATTCCACATATCAGCCTGTGGGCCTGTTAAGGCAAGCACGGCATTCAACCCCTCGACAGAACCAAACATCTTGCCGAGAGTATTTGTATTTCCTTGAGCTTGATTAGCTATCAAGCCGAGAGCATCTTGCAAGCCAAGCAACTCAACGATTGTAGGCCCCGCGCTTGCGGCTAATTCACCTTGCGCCTTTGCGTTCTCTTCAAGAGCTTTTTTGAGTTGATTGTATTGAGTTGTATCACCTGCTTCTTCGGCTTTGAGCATAGCTTCACTGAGTTCTAAAGCTCTTTTCTGGAGGTTCTTATATTCATCAGCGAGAGGCCCAGTTATTTTTCCCTGCTCAACAATCTGTGCAAGAACACCGCTCAAGGCCATCTGCATATCTGCGGTAGGCTTCATAATAGCTTGGAACGCCATTCTCAATTGGCTTACAACTTCATTAGTCCCGCCTGTAACTCCTGTTAGGGTTGCCATAGTACCGAAGAGTTCCTCTTGTGTAACATTTAAGGCTTCTGCTATCGGAGTAACTCTTCCCATAGCATTGGCAAGTTCCGGGAATGTAGTTTGCCCCAGAACTACGGTTTGCAATGCGAGATCAGAAACTTTTTGCACAGCTTCGGCAGAGGTATCACCATACGCTTTTGTTATTGCAGAGGTGAGAGCAACGGCTTCGTTGACTGTTGAAAGCCCAGCAGCGGCCGCTTGAGTGCTGATTTCAAGAATCTTGACTGTATCGGCAGTATCACCAAAAGCGGAAATAATTTGATACAAACCTCCCGCGAGATCCTGTGTGCTTTTACCGAACTCGATGGCCATATCCTGAACTGTATCTTTCAAGTCGTTAATTCTTTCTTTCTGACCAGGAATCAGAGTCGCCACGTTTGCCATTGCTTCGTTAAAGTCGGTCGAGGCTTTGAAGGCGGCAACCCCAACACCAACTATTGGTGCAGTTACAGAGGCAGTCAAAGACATGCCAAGGCTTCGCATTTTCTGCCCCGAGCTTTCGATTGAGCTGCCTACTTCTTTCATTGACTTTTGAAATTCCTGTACATCAGCTCCAATCTTGACTAACAGATCAGCTACTGCCATCTTTCTTCACCACCTTGCCGCCAAAAGCCGCGTTTAGGATTTCTACCATAGTCACCATTTCCTCTATGCTTTGTTTCTTCTTAGGTTCGCGTTTCTTCTTCCCGCCAAGCATGAAGTCCTCGAGTTTGTAAACCTTCTTTCCCTTTCCTCGGAAAGCATTTGCCAGTATCATAGAAATGAGGGCGGCTCTTGCATCCGCCCTCTTTTCTTGGTTCTCGTACTGGTCGAAAAGGAGAAAGAGGTCTGTTACCGGGAGGGTTTCTATCTCAGCTTGGCTTAGTTTGAGGTTTGCTCTTGCGAAGGCCCAGAGTTTTTTTAATTGGCTGGGCCTTTGGTAGGGTTTCCCGGGAGTGCTTGTCTTATCGCTCCGGCCACTTCGGTCATGTTTGAAAGATCAACAAGATCACCAAGCATTTCTTCGGTGAGTTCTGCATCTTCCCATTTCAGCCCAAGCCAGAGCAACGTGCGCATCTCTTTCATGCTGATTTCCGTGAACCCTTGCATGATGCTTTTCCCTGTCAGTTCTTCGAACTCGATCATCGAATTAAGCGTCAATCGAAGATGTCGTTCTTTATCCAATTGGACAGGAACTAAACTCATTCAATCCCTCCTTATGTACTTGCGAGAACAGGCTTACCTGTTACTCTGAATGTTGCGCTGAATCCCAGTTTTCCATCTACCGGTGAATCTGTCTCAAAAGACTTCGGGTAACCTGTAAACGTCCACTTCATGCCGTTTGGAAACGTGATTGTGTAGCTCTTCGAAGTCCTTGCCAAGAGGTCGGTGTAGACTCCTGTGACGACAGTGCTTGTGAGGTTGCCCTCTACGCTGAACTCGCCACCGTCTATGAGACC